AACCACACGCATAAGGCCACGATGACCCACACCATCGGCATCGTGGCCCACACCAAACGCGCCGAACAAGCACACCGGCTCATGGAAACCGTGGGCGCCGCATACATGAGCATCGACAACGGCACACTCGGATGCGAAAACAACCACCGCAAAGTCTGGCAACACCTCACCCGCCACAACACAAACTGGCTCGTCGTACTCGAAGACGATGCAATACCGTGCAACAACTTCCGCGACCAGCTCGACGCAGCGCTAGCAGTGGCACCCAGCCCAGTGGTCAGCCTCTACCTCGGGCGAGAACGACCACGCGAATACCAACAACGCATCGCCAAAGCCACCAACACCACAGCCCACTGGCTCACCTGCCGGCGCCTACTCCACGCAGTCGGCACAGCCATCCACGCCGCCCTCGTACCACACATGCTCAACAACCTGCCCAACGGCAAACCCATCGACGAAGCAATCGCCACATGGGCACGCCGAGCCGGCCACACCATCGCCTACACCTGGCCCTCACTCATCGACCACGCAGACACGCCGTCACTCACCGGCCGTCGCGGACCAGCGCCCGGGCGCGTCGCATGGAGACACGGCGACCGCGACCAGTGGACCAGCGAGGCACACCCGCTCTGACCTGCGCAGCAAACACCGCGCGGCGGCAAAACCGCAGGTCGGAGGGGGTGGGGGGGACCCCCGGCAACCCCCCGACCTGCTCCCGAAGGCATAGGCCAGTGTGTGTGTGACCTAGGGGTAGGGGAAAATGTTATGCCGTTCGCCAACACGACTGTTCGGAATCGTCGCCGTGCCCAGGTGCGGCAGCGAGACGGCGATGCGTTGTGCGCGTTGCAGATCACGGCCGATTGTCGGGCGCTTGGCGGGGCGATCGACTATGACGCGCGGCCACCTCACCCGCGTTCGTTCGAGGTGGATCACATCGTCAGTTCTGTTGAAGCTGAGCGGATGGGTTGGTCTCAGGAGGACGCCGACGATCTGGATAACTGCCAGGCGGTGTGTCGGCAGTGTAATCGTGCGAAGTCTTCTGGTGATCGTGCGGTGCCAGAGGTGAGGCCCACGTACGTGAATCCACGCTTTTCCTAGACCTTGCACCGGGATGTCGGTGCGACCACGCTGACGTCGGGCGGTTAACCGGCGGGTCCGAGAGGGAATCTAATGGCTGAGTACAGCACTTTGAATGAGGCTATGCAGGCCGGTGATGAGCTGGCGGAGGCCAGGATACGGTATCGCCTACTGGCGGAGGCTTTTGAGGATATGCCACAGCTCAGATCGCAGTTGAACGCTCAGATTGAGCGGGCGAAGGCTGAGATCGTGAGGCTGACGGCGCTTAAACCTGAGGCCGGCTCAGGTACGGCGGAGCCTGGCAAGGTTGTGGCGTTCGATGCCGACCGGTTCCGGAAGTCGGGTTAACCCTGCGCCGCTTGTCGATATTGCCCGCCAGTGTTTCATTCCGGATGACATTTCGCATACGCGCTACTACGAGCTGATTGCTCCGGAACTCCCCGGCATGGGGGTGGAGTTTGATCGCTGGCAGGAAGACATTTGGTACGCGGCTTTGGGTCTCCGTGAGGATGGCACGCTGGCGTGCGATGTGATGGGTGTGACCTTGAGCATTGCGCGGCAGGCCGGCAAGACGTGGGGCATCATGGTCGGTTTGATCGCGATCTGCCTGTCTCGTCCTGGGACTCTGGTGGTTTGGTCGTCGCATCATGATCGGACGTCGTCGGAGACGTTGACGAAGATCGCTGGCATTGTTGAGAAGCCGGCTATCCGGCCGAAGATGCGTCCCCTTCATCCTGTGGTGCAGTCTGACGACAATCGGGGTGTTCATTTCGCGAACGGCTCGCGGATTTTGTTTGGCGCGCGGGCGCAGGGGTTTGGCCGCGGTTTCTCTGAGGTTGATATTCAGGTTTACGACGAGTGTCAGAATCTGAAGGAGTCGGCGCTGACGGACATGTTGGCGGCGATGAATGTGTCTGAGATTGGGTTGGCGTTCTTCATGGGCACTCCACCTCGCCCGCAAGAGGTTGCGTTGGGTGTTCATGATGCGTTCAAGCGGCGACGTGATCGCGCGCTGGAGCAGAAGAAGCGGCGCCCTTTCAAGGGTGTGTATGTGGAGTTTGCCCCGGAGTCTCCGGATGGCGTGGTCGCTGACATTGATGCACAGGGTTTCTGGGATCGTTTGTCGGAGGCTAATCCGTCGTTTGGGCATCGTGTCGGGAAGTCGGCGATTGAGCGTCTGGTGGAGAACATGTCTCCGGAGGATGTTCGACGCGAGGTGTTCGGCATTTGGGACAAGACGAACGAGGTTTCGTCGGTCGTCCCGTCTGATCAGTGGCGGTCGCTGTTCCGCGACGTGGATGACATTGGTGACGTCTCGGCATTTGGCGTGAGCGCAACTAGGTCGGGATGGTTCTGGGTTGTTGCTTGTTGGCCGTGTGGCGGCGACGCGGTTCATGTCGAGATTGCGCTCGGTACGCAGTCTGAGGTTGAGGCGGTTGACTTCCTGAGTGCGCATGCGTCCCGTAAGACGCCAATCAAGCATGATTCGGTTGGTGCGGCGAAGGCTCTCGGAGAAAAGCTGAAGCAACTGAGGTTCAAGTCGTCGGTCTACTCGTCGAATGAGGCTGTGGCCGGTAATGCGTTGTGGGTGAGCCTTGTTGATCAGGGCCGCTTGACTCACGGCGGCCAGCCTGAGCTTGATACGGCGATTCGCGGAGCTACACGGAAGGATCGTCCGTCTGGCGGGTGGATGATGGTGCCGCGCGCTGAGTCGTTTGATATTGGCCCAGCGATAGCGATGTCGGCGGCGGTGTATGCGGCGGTGACATCGAAGCCGCGCAACTCTGGAGGCGCATCGTTCGCCTGAGATTGGGAGATCAATATGAGAAGGGGGGTGGAGTCGCGATGCTCGATGATCGCGAGATACGCGATGTGATCGCTGCGATGTGGCAGATTCACCTCTCTGAGCGTTCATGGCTTGACCGTATCGGCGACTATGCGAAGGGCATTCGAGGGGTTCCGGAGGTTCCAGAGTCGGCGGAGCAGGAGATCAAGGACCTTGCTCGGCTCTCTGTGAAGAATGTTCTGGGCCTGGTGGTTGATTCGTTTGCCCAGAATCTCTCTGTGACGGGTTACCGCTCGGCGGATGCGCAGGACAATGATCCGGCGTGGCGGATTTGGCAGCTGAATCGCATGGATGCGCGGCAGTCGACGGTGTATGTTCCGGCTCTGACGTATGGGGCGTCATACGTGACGGTGACCGCCGGTCCGAATGGCCCGGTGTTGGCGCCGAGGTCGCCGAAGCAGATTCTGACGGCGTATGTCGATCCCGTTGGGGATGAGTGGCCGCAGTATGCGTTGGAGATGTGGGTTACTCAGGTTGATGCGAAGCTGCGTCGCCGGGGCCGGTTGTATGACGACGAGTTCGCCTATGACCTCGATCTTGGCGAGGTGGCGGATTCTGATCCGCATGTCAGGAGTGCGACGCTCCCGATCAGCGTTGCCGTTGAAGGTGATCCCGTTGCCCACGGGGCAACGTACGGCGGTGAGCCGGTGTGCCCGGTGGTGCGGTTCGTGAATGGCCGCGATGCCGACGGCGCGATCGTGGGAGAGGTGGCGCCGCTGATTCGAGATCAGCAGGCCATCAACTCGGTGAACTTTGACCGACTGGTGGTGTCTCGGTTCGGGGCGTTCCCCCAGAAGGTGATCACGGGCTGGGCGGCGACCCCGAGTGAGATTCTCGCTGCTTCCGCTAAGCGTGTGTGGGCTTTTGAAGATGAGGACGTTGACGCCAAAGCATTGCCCGCTGCGGATACGGGACAGTACAACGACATTCTGGACGAGATGATTCAGCATGTCGCGATGCGCGCCCAGATCTCCCCGGCTCAGGTGACGGGCAAGATGGTGAATATGTCTGCGGAGGCGCTGGCGGCAGCCGAGGCTAATCAGCAGCGGAAGTTGCAGTCCAAACGCGACAGTTTCGGCGAGTCGTGGGAGCAGGTTCTACGGCTGGCGGCTGAGATTGACGGCGACCAGGAGACTGCGGCCGATTCTGGCGCTGAGGTTGTGTGGCGGGATACCGAGGCGCGGGCGTTCAGCGCCGTCGTTGACGGAATCACAAAGCTTGTCGCGGCCGGTGTGCAGCTGCGGGACGTGATTCATTTGGTGCCAGGGCTGTCCCAGCAGCAAATCAAGGCGATCAAAGATTCCATTCAGCAGTCCACTGTGGTCGATCTGGTGTCGAGCATTAGGCAGGGCGCGTTGGCAGCCCAGCGTGATCCCCAAGTGGGGGATATAGCAGGTAGAACCGTTGCCGAATCCGACTGACGCCGAGGCATTGCGGCAAGTGCTATCAGACCTCGCGACGCTGAACACTGCCCAGTTGGTTCGGTTGTGGCGGTCATTCTCCGACCTGCCAGGGTTCGAGCAAATCGTGTCTGCGGCGCTCCCCGATGTGGTGGCCCCACAGATCACGGCGGCGTCGATGGTCACGGCCCAGTGGTACACCGAAACTGCGCCGGAGCTCGCATACAAGGCGGCTCCGACGGTCGATCCGATACCGGCTGAGCGGATTCAGAGAACGGTGTCGTGGGCATTTCACGCACCCGGGCAGTCCTCTCCGCTGGACCGCCTCGCTGGTTCTACGCAGCGGATGGTGTTCGACGCTTCACGGGAGACAGTTCTCGAAAACCTGGAGAACGAGGTCGCAGCCACCGGGTCGCCGTTCCCAGCAGGGACTAGATGGGCGCGCTACGCGTCGGCTACGGCGTGCCCATTCTGCCGGATGCTCGCCACACGCGGCGCAGTGTATTGGTCGAAAGAATCGGCGGGGGCGTCAACCAAGTACCACGACCACTGTCGGTGCATCGCTGTCCCTGTGCGGCCAGACCAATCCTACGAGCCACCCAGCTATGTCGAGCAATGGGAGAAGGACTACGTCGACGCCGTCGACGCCGCTAAGAAGGGCCGAAAGCACGGAGGCGAACATGGCGCGGTAGATCCGAAAGACATTCTCCGGCACATGACTTCCGCCTAACACCAGGCGAAGGCGCGGACGACCTGCGCTATCGGAAACGGTCGGGCCTACTCCATAACGCGGAGGTTATATCACCATGCCTGAAGAGGCTGAAAACACCGCCGAAGACGGCGCAACAACCCAACCCGGAAACGGGGACAACCAGGCGAATTCGTTCAAACCGATCACATCCCAGGACGAGTTCGACCGGATCATCCAGCAGCGGATCGCACGCGAACGAAGCAAATTCTCCGACTACGACGACCTGAAGTCGAAAGCCGAAGAACTGGACAAGATTCGCGAAGGCGAGAAGACCGAGCTGCAGAAGCTCACCGAGCAGCTGCAATCAGTCAGCTCGCGAGCAGAAAAGGCAGAACGCGACCTTCTCGTGACGTCAGTGGCGGCCGAGAAAGGCGTTCCGGCGGCCAGCCTCACAGGTAGAACCAAAGAGGAACTGGAAGCCTCCGCTGATCAGCTGATCGCATGGCGTGATCAGCAACTGCAACAGCAAGCCCCAAAGCTCAAACCGCCTGCCAAGAACCTGAAATCAGGAACCACAGGCACTGAGACCGCGGACCTGGACCCTAAAGCCGCAGCAGCTGAAGCTCTGCGGCGGATGCGGGCCGGCGGTTAACCCAACCATCGAAACCCGTTCGAGGATCGGCCTCGGCGGAAAACCATGAAAGGAAGGCCATCATGGCTGACATTTCACGCTCCGAGGTCGCGACCCTCATTCAGGAGGCCTATGCGAACGACCTCCTGGCGTCCGCAAAGAAGGGATCGACTGTTCTGCAGGCGTTCCCGACGGTGAATATGGGCACCAAGACGACCCACCTCCCCGTTCTGGCGACCCTGCCTGGCGCGTCGTGGGTGTCGGAGTCTGCAACCGAGCCCGAGGGCGTGAAGCCCACTTCGGAGGCGACGTGGGCCGACCGGACCCTGGTTGCCGAGGAAGTTGCGGTCATCATCCCCGTTCACGAGAACGTGGTCGATGACGCCTCGACCGCGCTGCTGGAGGAGATCGCCGCTCTCGGCGGACAGGCTATCGGCAAGAAGCTCGACCAGGCCGTCATCTTCGGAACGGACAAGCCGTCGTCGTGGGTGTCGCCTGCGCTGCTCCCGGCTGCCGTCGCGGCCAGCCAGGACTACACCATCGTTCCCGGCGATGCGAATGAGGACGATCTGATCGGCTGCATCAACCGTGCATCAAAGGCGGTGGCGGCTGCGGGTTACATGCCTGACACCCTGCTCGCCAGCCTCGGATTCCGTTTCGACGTTGCAAATCTGCGCGACGCCAATGGAAACCCGATCTTCCGTGACGAGTCGTTCAACGGGTTCGGCACCTACTTCAACGCCAACGGAGCCTGGCCTGTCGGCGTCGCCGAAGCTCTGGTGGTGGATTCGTCTCGGGTGCGCATCGGTGTCCGTCAGGACATCACCGTGAAGTTCCTCGATCAGGCCACGGTGGGCTCGATCAACCTGGCGGAGCGCGACATGATCGCTCTCCGGTTGAAGGCCCGGTTTGCCTACGTGCTGGGCAACGGCGCTACCGCGGTCGGCGACAACAAGACGCCCGTCGGCGCTGTCGTCCCGGATGGCAGCTAAGGCGATAGC